CTTAACGCAGATGATAACATCTTTGTTATCTCACACCGTGGTCACCAGTTTGGTGATAAATTTGATAATCATATTCGCTTTAAAAAGGTAAAGAACTTTAGCGAAATAACAGCGTAGGAGTAGCAGATGCGCCATAGTATAGAAGATTTAATCAAAAGAATAAGCGTAATGAAAGATAAAGCAATCTTGTTACATAGAGTTCGTAACGAGTTTTCTGAAATCTCTTATAAACAATATGACAAGGCTGCCTGCCAAAATCTTATTGACGATATACAAGCAATGGCGCTGGGTATTGCTAATGACAAGGATGGCGATGAAATTATTACTGAAATGGATTCTTGGAAAGAAAAAGATTGACATTGCTAACAAACTGTGTTAGTATTATTTTATATTATGTTTAAGGATACACATGTCTAAATTTTATACATCGGTCGAACGCTTCGGCCAAAACATTCTGTGGCGTGGTTATGACGCCAATGGTAAACGGTTTTCTAAGAAGGTTCAATTTGAGCCTACGTTATATTGTAACACCAAAGATGGAGCCCCATCCAATTTTCGTTCGCTCCAAGGTGACATACCTTTGATGCCAATGAAACAAGATGGCATGAGAGAAGCCAAAGAATTTATTGAACGTTACAAAGACGTACATGGCATGACTATCGCAGGTAGTTCAAATTATGTAGCTCAGTTTATTCAACAAGAATATCCAAACAACATCAACTTTGATCCATCTAAAATCAATATCGTATCATTTGACATCGAGGTTGACATTGCGGATGGTTATCCTGATGTTGACTTTGCTGATAAAGAAATTACATCTATCGCTTATAAATCTTCAAAGTCTTCAGACTACCATTTGCTTGGTCGTAAAGATTATGATAAAAGTAAAACTTTACTTGACATTGATCCAGATAACATTCACTTTATGAAGTTTGATACAGAGCAAGCTTTGCTCAAACGCTTTAAAGAGTTATGGATTAATGACTATCCTGATATTGTTACAGGTTGGAACGTAGAGTATTTTGACATTCAATATATTATTACACGTATGAAAAATATGTTTGGTGAAGATTGGATTAAAGATTTATCTCCTTGGCGTAATATTCGACAAACTGGTCGCGAGTTCTTTGGTAAGATGCAAAACACATATCAGATTGGTGGTATGGCGGTTGTTGATTATATGGACTGCTTCAAAAAGTTTGGTTATAAGTATGGACCACAAGAGTCGTGGAAACTTGACCACATCGCATATGTTGTACTTGGTGAAAAGAAATTAGATTACTCTGAGTATGGTAACCTTAATGCTTTGTACGAACAAAACCCTCAACTATATCTCGACTATAACCTTAAAGATACGTGGCTTATTCAAAGATTTGAGGATGAAACCTCGCTGCTTCAGTTGGTTATGACTGTTGCTTATGGCGGCGGTGTGAACTATAATGATGCATTTGGTACGGTTGGTATATGGGAAACAACTTTATATCGTAAACTAATACTTGATGGTCGTGTACCACCAATCAAAGGCGGTCCTGGGCAACGTGCTGGCGAACTTGTCGGCGGTTATGTTAAAGATCCAAAAGTTGGTATGCATCCTTGGATTGTATCTTTTGATTTGAACTCTCTGTATCCACACCTTATGCTACAATATAATATGTCGCCAGAAACGTACCTATCTGATGAACGAGATTTCGTAAACCAAGATATGGTATTGAAAGGTACGTATCAATCTGAGCATAAGAAAATGTCAGTAGCAGCAAATGGTGCATGCTTTACCAACGAGTTTAAAGGTATTATTCCATCTATCATTGATGAATACTATGGTAATCGTACCGTGATTAAAAAGAATATGTTAAAGGTCGAGCAACAACTTGAGGATGCAACTGATCCAAGCGAAATCAAACGTTTGAAACGTGAAGCAAACCAATTACATAATGCTCAGATGGCTATCAAAATTAGTATGAACTCATTGTATGGCGCTATGGCAAACATTTACTTCCTATACTATATTAACGATATGGCTGAAGCGATTACTACATCTGGTCAATTATCAATCCGATATGCTCAGAAATCAGTAAACGATTATCTCAATAAAATATTGAAAACCGATAAAGATTATATTGTTTATATTGATACTGACTCTATCTATGTTGATATGGCTCCTATCGTTGAAAACGCTTTTGGTACTGTCGATGTTGACCGTAAGAAAGGCGAGGAGTTCCTTGATAAAGTTTGCCAAATGAAAATTGAGCCAGTACTTGAAGCTGGTTACGAAGAGCTTGCTAAAAAGATGGGTGCTTATCGCCAAGCGATGGGAATGAAACGAGAAAAGATTACTGATAAGTCTGTGTTCATTGCCAAGAAACGTTACATTATGAATACGCTTAACTCTGAAGGTGTTCACTATGACGAGCCTAAGGTATCAGTAACTGGTTTGGAATCAGTTCGTTCATCAACGCCAGAAGTATGTCGTGAAGAGTTAAAGAAATCGTTTAAAATTATTATGAACGAAGGTGAAGAAGCAACTCAACAATTCATTGCAGATTTTAAATCTAAATTCTTTAATCTTGGCGCAGAGGATATTGCTAAAAACTCTGGTACTGATAACATCGACAAGTATCGTGAAAGTGGATCCCTATACAAAAAAGGTTGTCCTATGCACGTACGTGGTGCTATTCTATATAATCATTATATGAAACAAGCCAAGCTGCAAAAACGTTATAACGAAATTAATGGTGGCGACAAAATCAAGTTCGTATACCTTAAGACGCCAAATCCAATCAAAGAAAACATCATATCGTTTCCGGGTGTACTACCACCTGAAATGGAATTGGCTAAATACATTGACTATGAAAAGCAATTTGAAAAAGTATTCCTAACTCCGTTAGAGGCGATCCTCGATGCTGTCGGTTGGTCCGCTGAAAAAGTAAACACCGTAGACAGCTTCTTTGTATAAGGGGAACATAATGAAAACTGCAGAAGATATAAAGTACAGACTTGAGTTGGTAACTAAAGAACATGCCAACCAACATAAAATGATTGAAGCGCTTGAAGCAGAAAAGGCACCTGACAAATCTATCAAAGCTGCCAAGGTTAAAAAGCTTAAACTAAAAGATGAGATGATGTACTTATCTAACTTAAATATTGATTGACATATATGTGATAGTGTGGTACTATCTAATAAACAACAAAGGATTATAATATGAGCGATTTTGCTAACGATATGTATATGATGCACAACAAGTTTGGCGTCAGAGAATGGTTTGAAGCCAATAAAGATAATAAAGACTTGATGGACAAATACCTAAAGTTTCGTTTATCAATGTGTGAGGAAGAACTCATGGAAACGATGGATGCTATTGAAGCCAAAGATCCTGAAGAAATTGTTGATGGTTTAATTGATATGTGCGTATTCGCTATTGGTACACTTGATGTATTTGGAGTTGATGCAAATATGGCTTGGAATAAAGTTTACGAGGCAAACGCTGCTAAAGATGTTGGTGTTAAAGAAGGTCGGCCAAATCCGTTTGGATTACCTGACTTGATTAAACCAGAGGGTTGGACTGCTCCAAGCCATGAAGGTAACCACGGCGATTTAAAGAAAGCTCTATAATGGATGATGAACCATCAAAAACCTGGGTAAGACCCAAAGAACCTACTAAATTAGTAGCGTTAAGAAAAGCATTACATGATCTCAATATAGAATACGCAATAAGTAAAAGAGATAAAAACCTATTAAGTATTAATATTTGGTTAGGTGAAGAATAAATAGATTAAGGTGAGGTGGTAAATACCTTGCCTTTTTTAATGTGAGCGACGTGGTAAAAACGTCAAACAATAAAGGAGAAATTTATGGAACTACTCACAATGTGGAGTCTAATCGGATTCCTGCTTGCTGCTTACGCAGTTATAGCAAATGATTCAGTACAAACTCTCGGTACTTGGATGGCATCAAACAATGAGAGATTTAGTTATAAAACATTATGGATAGCAGCGTCCTCTGTTCTTTTAGCCACACTTTGGTATGGTTGGATGATGAATGGCGGTGACATTAGTTATGGTCGTTTGAATAAAATCCCGTGGCAAGAAGTACAATGGTACCATGCTGCAGCACCTGCAATTCTAGTTGCATTGACTCGATTAGGTGTACCAGTTTCAACATCATTCTTAGTCTTATCAGTATTTGCTAGCACCTTTGTATTAGAAAAGATGCTAATGAAATCCATTATGGGTTATGGTGTAGCTGCAGGGTTTGCTTATGCAGTATGGTTTATAATTCACAAATACTTTGGTAGATGGTATGATGAAACGGCACCTATAAGTGAAGGCAATAAAAAGTTTTGGCGTATTGCTCAGTGGCTTGCTACTGGTGGTTTATGGTATACTTGGTTATCGCATGACATTGCTAACATTGCGGTGTTCTTACCACGTCAAGTACCAGTAGATTTAATGATACTTATATCATTTGTATTTGTTGGTGGATTGTTCTTTATGTTTAGAGAACGTGGTGGTAAAATCCAACAAATTGTATTAGAGAAACATAATACTCGATATGTAAGATCAGCGACATTGATTGACTTGTTTTACTGGCTATGTTTATATTTCTTTAAAGAACTAAATGATATTCCTATGAGTACAACATGGGTTTTCGTTGGGCTATTAGCAGGACGTGAGTTGGCTATGGCAACATACTTTGGTAAAAGAAAAACCAAATCAGTATTTCCATTAGTTGCTAAAGACTTTGGTAAAATGATGGTTGGTCTTGGCGCCTCAGTAGCGTTGGTATTACTTATTCATTATGTAATTAATCCAATTTAATTAAAATAAATTTAAATGTTACCGCTAACACAGCGGCTGGTGGGTACCTCCAAAACATAAATAATATTACATTGTTTATATAGGAGGTCCCACTATGTGCTCACCAGAAGTACGTAAAGAAGCCAACCGTTTGAATTGGATGGTGAAAGGTCAACTGATTGATAAGTCAGAACCAGACTCAGTTGTTGAATACCTTTATGATAGTTATTTTAAAAGACTATGGGGAAACCACGAAAGATCCCAATATGCACTTGAAGGTTTTGAAGTAGCATATGAAAATCGTGTACAAGAACTCCTTACATTAGAAATGAAAAGCGTGGCTCGACTCGGCTACGATTAACTATTGACATTCCTTTTAGAATCAGTTATAATAGTATATAACAACAAAAGGAAAATAGTATGTTTACAATTAAATCAAATACCTTTCCATCAAATACGGTTGGAATGGCATCTCGATTAGAAGACGCTCTTGCCATGTGTACTAAAGTTGGCGACGAAGTAGGCAATCATGTAGATAACATAAGAAGTCTTAATAGCTTTGACGAATTCATTTGTCAGCATAACGGTTATGTTTGTGTAAACGAATTATACGAAGATGATGAAGGCTTTAATAAAAACTCATATATGTATGGCGAAATGGTATATGCTAATGGAACAAACTTCGTAAAAGATGTAAAAACATTAGATGGATTGTCAAGTAATTCATTCGCTTCATGGGATGAAGCTGAAATCGTATTTAAGAAAAAAGTTGATATGATATTAAATTAACTATTGACATTCTCAATAGAATCAGTTATATTAGAATCAACAAATAAGGAAACTATATCATGACTACATATACTACAAAAAATCGCAATTCAACTGCATACCGTTTTACCGTAAAAATGCTTGATGGTAAACCAGTTGCTGAAGATCAGGCTGCAGTAGACGGTCTAAGAACTGTTGTTAAACTTGCTAACACTGCATATCCTGATGAAACAAAAAAGTATGTAAAACTTCAAGGTCGTGGTCCAAGAGGACATAATGGTCGTATGTATAACCAAGGTTTGCCTTTACCATATGCTACACATGCTGATGTATATGTATATGAGCGCAATCGTTATAACAATGTATGGGATAGATAATGGATTTAGAAATACTTCAAAAATTAGATAAGATGGAATTGACTGAAGCTCGAGAAGCTGCAAATAATCTTATTGATGTAAAGAAAACTAAAAAAGTTGTACACAATAGACTTATCTACGATTTAGATAAAGCCAATAGTTCACGTGAGGTATCACGTATTATGTGGCAAGTTTATATGTCTGGTTCCGGTTATGGTACCATAGGTTCAACTTGGAAAAAGCACTATAACAGTGTCTGAGTCTTCTTTACAACTCCCGCTAAAACTCCCAGAACCCCTTATCCTCGAGTTAAACGAGGGTGAGGTTTCTCACATTCAAACTATGGCACAAGAAATGTTTGAGTGTCCAACCCGTCGACGTGGAAGAAGTCATTCAACCGTCTTAGCACATACTTATGCAGGCGTTATACTAGAGTTTGCTTTAGTACGTCAAGGTGCTGTTATGAACCCTGCTGAATTTGACTACACCAAACCTGAAACTCATAATTGGGATGTTGAGTGGAACCGTTGGAGAGCTGAGGTTAAAAACTCACAAGATCCCGGAACATTACCAAACCATATGGAAAAGAAATGGTTGACTATACCAAACTATATGGCAAATAAATTAGCAAGAAATCGCAGATTGTACCCAAAATGTGTTGACATTATCATCTTTGGCTGTTATAATAAACTATCTGAAAACACTTACGACGTTCGTTGGCGCGCTGTTGTACCTTTTGATACGATACGCCAAAACCTCAGACCATGTCAAGAAAAGTTCTCTAATAACTGGACAACTGACCACGATGGTGTACGACGTATAAAGTATTTCTACAATACACGCGGTGATGATCGCACAATATATAACCACAATGTTTAAGGAAACAAGTATATGAAATTTGATAATGACAAACCAAAAATCCATTTAGTTCCGCCAGAAGCTATCATTGAAGCTGCTAAGGTATTTGGTTTTGGTGCTGAAAAGTATGGTGAAAACAATTGGCGGCATGACATAAATAAATTTCCAGTATCTCGTCATTACTCTTCTATTCAACGTCACCTTTTGGCGTATATTTCTGGTGAAGATATTGACCCAGAGTCTGGCTTACCACACGTATCACACGCATTAACTCAAATGATGATCCTTTGTATGACAACACTTGAGTCTGATCCAATTGATACCGATGATAGATTTAAAGGAGAAGATGATGAATAGCGTAAGTGACATTCGTAATTATTTTATTGACGAACTAAAAGCTGAACGATTTACTACAGATAAAACTGGTGCAAAAACAATCGAGCTACTTGGTGCATCGTTTGTCGCTGATGAACCTGCTATCTTTGGTAAACCTGTACAAGAATATATTAATGCGGAGTTGGCATGGTATGAGTCGCAATCAACAAACATTAATGATATCTATGGACCATCCAAACCTGCTCCTGCCGCATGGCAATATTCAGCAGATCCGCACGGTAATATTAATTCCAACTATGGCCATTTAGTATTCTCTAAAAAATATCATAACCAATTCCAAAATGCTTTTGATGAACTATGGAGTAACCCTGATAGCCGTCGTGCTCAAATGATTTATAATCGTCCATCTATTTGGGTTGAGTTTGACGAAGGTGGTAAGTCTGATTTCATCTGTACTAATGCACAAACATTCTATATTCGTGATGGTATCTTACATATGGTATCTCAAATGCGTTCTAATGATGTTGTGTTTGGCTACAAGAATGATTATGCGTGGGCACAATATCTTATGGATAAGTTTGTTGCTCAATGGAATGAACAATGTAAACTTCCCGGCAATAAGCACTTTACTATTCAAAAGGGTATGCTTACGTGGCAGGTAATGAACTTACATACCTATGAACGTCACTTTGATTTGGTAAAACAATGAGTGCAAGTAGGGAAAGCTATTATGCTTATATGGGAAGACGAATGAAAGAAGACGATACAAACCGCCTTAAATGGGATAACCGTTTTATGTCATTAGCGACTATGATCGCTGATTGGAGCAAAGACCCTTCAAGTAAAATTGGTTGTGTTGCTGTTAATGATGATAGACGCATATTGGCTACAGGCTATAATGGGTTTCCAAAAGGTATTGAAGATACTGAAGATCGTTTAAACGATCGTCCTACCAAACATAGTCTTGTAGTACATGCTGAAATGAATGCACTTATGAATGCGTTATATGCCGGTGTATCACTAAAAGACTCTACTTTATACGTATATGGATTACCTATATGTTCTGATTGTACCAAACTTGTTATTCAAGCGGGTATTAAACGTGTAGTCATATCATCAGATAAAAGTGTTAAAGGTGATTGGCAAAAGGTATGGGAAGAAAAGAGTTTACCTATGTTTAAAGAAGCAAATGTACGGGTAACTTCACTTGGCGAATAACTTAACGGACATATATGTTGGCGTTAAAAAGAATGATCCAAATAGAACGGTGAATGATTTTTATCCTACTCCTCCCTTAGCAACATATATTCTATGTAAATACGGTAATGTACCGCATAAAGTTATAGAGCCATGCGCTGGTCGTGGGCATATTTCATCAGAGCTTTTACGTAATGGCCACGATGTTATATCCTACGACCTTAACGTATATCCTAAT